ATGTTTTAGAGTCGGCAAAAGCAGAAGCACCCCAATCACCATAGTCGTTTCCTGAATAGTCTACATAACCCATATCATGGCCGCCACCATACCCTCCGTGGCCACCACTTCTTGATCTAATAGATGTTCTTTGTTGAATTCTTGAAATATAATTTTGAAGTTTCGTGTTATGTCCAACTAAAGTGTTTGCAATAGTCAACGTACCAATTAAACCTTTTGCCATTAGTCCTGCACCAATGACAGCACCAGGATTCATTAAAAAAGCAAGTCCTATTGCATCAGGATAATTCATAATATCAATACGGCTAAAAAGATGTTCATATTTTCTGTAGATTTCAAGTTTTAGTTTTTCATCTTCAGCGAATATTTTTTTATATTTTGGATCAAAACCAGAAATAAATCTAGGTGTGAAAATTCTCACAGAACCTTTTGCTAAAACAGTTCCAAGTGTTCTTAACGATACAGCTAAACTTTCTAAAGAAGCTAACGCTGTATATCCTATTGACAACAAAGGACTGATTCCAAAAATTGTTAGAAGAGGGTCTTCTTCTTCAAGAATTATACTAAAAAGATAGTTTTTAAGTTTTGTTGTTTGTTGAGAACTAGTCATTTTGTTGTTTTCAACCATGTTTCTATCAGATAAGTAAGAACAAAAACAATATCTTACTTTATAGTTTAATATATAATCATGGCAGAATCAAAAGAAAGTTTTTTTAAACAACTTAGAGCATTGTTTGATGCAGGCCCAGGAGTGCGCAGAAAAACAAGAGGATATGAATATGTAAAAGACCTTGATCGTGAAAGAATTGATAGAAGATTCAATGGAATTCAAAAAGCTGTTCACGCAAAGGATTCATTTAATCCTTATTCAAATGCTATGAATAATTTCTCTGTAATCAACAGAGAAGCCAGATACGCAGATTTTGAAGAAATGGATACACATCCAATTATTTCTGCGGCACTAGACACATATGCAGATGAAACTGTTGGAACAGACGAAAAAGGAAAATGTTTCCATGTTTTCTCAGAAAATCCCAAAATCAAAGAACTTTTAGAAGAATTGTTTTTTGATATTATTAATGTTGAATATACACTTAGAAACTGGACACGTCAACTTTCTAAGTTTGGAGATGTTTATATTTTGTTAGATATTTCACCAGAATTTGGTATTGAAAATGTTTTAATGCTTCCAGTAAATGATGTAGAAAGAATAGAAAACTATGACCCTCTAAATCCTTATGCAATTAAGTTTAGGATTATTTCAACAAATAAAGAATATGAAGAATTTCAAGTAGCACATTTTAGAAATCCTGGCAACAGTTCATTTTTACCAATGGGTACTTCTGTATTAGATGCAACAAGAAAAATTTATCGTCAAGTAATCATGATGGAAGATGCTATGATTACTTATCGTATTATTAGATCACCTGAACGAAGAGTGTTCTATATTGATTGTGGTAACATCCCTCCTGACAGCATTGAATCTTATATGAATCTTGTAAAAACAGGATTGAAGGCAAGTACAGCGGTTGATAGATCAAATGGCAAACAAGATATAAGATTCAATCCTCAACCAGTTCACAAAGATACTCCCATTCCTCTTTTGGATGGAAGAATTTTAACAATTGAAAAACTGGCGCAAGAAACAGAAAAGGGAATTGTAAATCATGTATATTCTATCAATGATAAATCTCACGATTTTGTCCCAGGAAAAGTTGTTTGGTGTGGAAAAAACTACACGGCCACAAAACTTATCAGAGTCACTTTAGACAATGATTCAACTGTCATAACGGCTCCTGAGCATCCTTTTATCCTAAGAGATGGAACAGCCATTAGAGCAGACGAACTCGCAGAAGGAATGGCCCTCATGCCATTCTATACACAAACATCTTCAAAAGAAAATGGAGATAAAATTTTTGACTACGAAAAAGTCTATTCTCCAGGCTCACAGAAATATGTCTATACGCATAGAGTCGTTGGTGATACGAACCTGTTAGAACAGAAAAAAGAACTAACAAAAAACATGGATTGGATCAAGAACAATGGTATTGTAACACATCACATAGACTTTACCAAACACAACAATGATCCTTCAAATTTAGTATGGATGGGCAACTCAGATCATATTATTCATCATCAAAAAATTGGTCAACAAAATAAATCTCAAACTTTTTATGATTTTGTCCGTTGTGATGCAACAAGAGAAGCACGCAGACAAACAGCACGAAAAAATCAGAACTACGAAAAAAACCTAAAAACCTATAATTCTTCAGCATTACATAGAGAGCATGATGAAATCAGAAGACAAGCACAACTAAAAAGTTGGTCGGACAAAGATACAGCAGCCACACGTAGCAAAGCAATGACAATCATTGTTTCTAGTGAAATGTTTGATTTTGTTGTTGATTCATTCAAAAAAGACCCAACAAACATTACAATGTCTGCAAAAGAATTTAGAAAGAAAAATGGTTGGCTTCAATCAACAGTTTGCAAAGACCCACAGTTTTATAAACTGTTCAAAAAAGCAAATCCATCATCAGGAAGAAATCCATCAACAATTGGTGGTGATTTATTTCTTTCAAAATCACAAGAATTTGGTGTAAGCAACTACAAAGAACTAAAAGAACTTGTGTTTGGTGGTTATTACAGAAACAAGTTCGATCCAAACACAGGTGAAGTTAAAGTAATCAATGGTGGATATAACAAACCAACATACAAAAACCATAAAGTCAAGTCTGTTGAAGTATTGAATAATGTTTCAGAAGATGTTTATTGCATGACTGTTGTTGGACCAAATGGTGAAGATGACAGACACAACTTTGCTGTGTGTGGATTAACAGAAGAACTTTCAAAAGAACTTGATAAGTTCAATGGTGTGCTTGATGGAACAGTTGATGAACAAGGGAAACCAAACACCAAATATCACACTGCCAAGACCCTGACAAAATACCGTAACACACATAAGTGTGGGATATTGTTGAAGAATTCGGGGTTGATGGACTTTTTCTTGGCTATTAGAGGCCCAGACGATAAAACAAAAATTGATACATTACCTGGAGGACAAAACGCCACTGCTGTAGATGACGTTGAATATCTTCAAAAACAAATGTTTGCTTCTTTAAAGATTCCAAAAGCATTCTTGAATTATTCAGAAGAAATGGCATCCAAAGCAACTTTAGCAATGATGGATGTTAAGTTTTCTCGTATTGTTACTTCAATTCAAAAAGTAATTCTTGCAGAGATGAACAAACTTGCATTAATTCATTTGTTTGCTCATGGGTTTGAAGGAAAAGATTTAATCAATTTCACATTAAAACTTTCCAACCCTTCTACCATTGCTCAACAACAAAAGCTGGAATTAATCAAAACAAAACTTGATATTGCTAATTCGCAATATGACAAAGAAAAAGGTTTGATTAGTAAAAAATATTTGCAAAAAAGTGTTCTAGAGTTTTCTGAAGATGAGATAGAAACAATAAGAGCTGAACAAGAAGAAGAAGCAGCGTTTGATAAACTTCTTGGGGCTGTCGTGGCGCCACCACCTTATTCAGACTTAGATGACAAAATTGGTAATCCATTTGACGGAACAACTTATGATGTTCCAAAATCTCAATATGCAGATTCAGGAGTAGACTCTATTTTGTCTGCTTCAGATATTGAATTATTAAAAAGAAACAGTAAAAAATCTGGTCCGTCAAATAAAACAGGATTTGTTAAGTTTGATGTAAAGGATACAAACAATCCTGTCAAACCTCAATCAGAAATTGATAAAGCTTACAACTATAAACGCAGAGTAAAAACAATTTCAGCAGATACAGATTTTTCTACAATATTTAAAAATATAACCAAAAAATCTCTAAACCCTAATGTAAGATTTACAGATAGCGAAGAGAACAATGAAGAATTGTTGTTGTTAGAAGAAGCAAAGTATGACAAAGATACAATCCAAGGAGTAAAACTTCCAAGAATTGATAAAAGTCAAAAGTTAATGTTGAAAAACTTAAACAAGTTTCTTTCAGAACAACGAGCAAACACTACAAAGCTTTTAAAAGAACAACAACAATCAGAACTTCAAAGAGTCATGAATCAACCTCTCAATTTAATTCCTATTCCATTCAACAGAGAATTAAGTAAAGATTCAACAGAAGTGTTAAATGAAAGCACAGTAGAAGTAGATTTATCAATTGATTTATCAGACGAAGAATAAATTACTTACATGAACAAATATTCAATCATTAAATCTTTTTTGAAAAAACTTTTAAAAGAAGACAGTGAAACACTTTTAAATGATACGGGAGTTCAATTCAAAGCATGGATGGAGGCTAATGGTATGACAACGTTAGCAAACAAACCAGAATTTCATGATCAATTTCAAGAAATCATTCCAATTGTTAATGATAACACGATTAACATGCTTAGTAAAAAATTGTTTGTTTACAACTATTATTGGCTTGTATCAACAGAAGAAAATCAAGAAGTTAGTTTGCCTTATTTGGCTGCTGTTTCAGCAGCCCTTTGTGACAAACCAGTAGAAAAACTAATAGGACTTACTACTGTTGATGATGCAATAGAAATGTTATATAAAGCATCAGACCCACCTAAAGAAGAAGAAGTAATTTATGATTCCAACAGAGACCCTTCTTTTGTTACTGCTATGGATGTTTTAAAAACAAATAGAAATCTTGGCATCCCACAAGAATTTATACAATATAATGACATGACAAATTTGTTAACAATAGAACCAGTTGATAACTCTGGTCCTTATTCTTTTGAAGTAAACGGTCAAACAATAAATTCCACAGATAAAATTGCAAATATTACTTTCGCACAAATAGAAGAAAAGCTATCAGAGCAGGCATCTAAAGCATTAAAAATATGGATGGAATCAGCAGGTGTGTCAGTTGAAAACTCAACAGAAACTAAGTAATTGATGGTTTGCTGTTATATATTGAATATATATGATAGAGTCCTTTTAACATATAGAGCAATAATAGGAATTTAAATGGCCATAAAACATAACAAAAAAAGAAACACTGGTCTTGTTAAAGAATTTCTCGCTCGCACTGTAACAAATGCATTACTAACAGGCGATAAAGAAACATATAACAAGTCAATTGCAGTTATCAAGAAATATTTCGCCAAAGATAAAGAACTTTACAAAGAATCAAAACTTTTTGAAGGTTTAGTAAAACAACATGGCTTTTCAAAGGAAAAAGCAAAGTTTTTTCTTGATGAAACAAGATTACATGTTTCTCGCCAAGACGCAAACAAACTTGAAGAAGAAAAACATAATCTATTATTAGCAATAAATAAATCTATTGCAGATAGTTTGTTCTTTGAAAGAGAAGTACCAAACTATAAACTTTTTGCTTCTGTTCAAACATTGTTCAACTATTGGAGAAATCCAACAATAGTTGAAAATATAGAGCTTGTTTTTAAATTTGAAGAAATGATTATTGAACAAATGTGTAAAGAGCCTGTTCAAACTAAAAACATTGAAGTTGAAAAATCAAACGAAGATATAAACTCTTTGGTTGTTAAACTTATGTCTGATAAGTTTAATGAGAAATATAAAAATATTTCTCAAGAACAAAAAACATTGTTTTCTGATTTGTTAGTTTCAACTTCTTTCTCGCATACTGTTGGGCTGTTAGAACCAATTGAAAAAGCATCAAGAAAATTTTTAGAAAATTATTGTGCAAAAAATAGTGCAGAAAACTTTTTAGTTCCAAAACTAAAAGAAATCCATGGCTTGCTTGAAACAAAATATTCTACAAAACAACTAATGTTGGAAAATAATTTGTCTGAGGAATTTGTTCTTTTTTATATGAAACTCCTTGAGTTAAACAAAGAGTTCGGAGTTGAATAAAAGGTAAATAAAATGACTAAACAGCTATTAAGAGAATCTGCTTTATTTGATTACAAAGAGGAAGACATTGTTCGTAAAGATGGAACTTTATTTCTGAAAGGTGTTATTCAAAAAGCGGATACTAAAAACCATAACGGTAGAGTATATCCTTACGCTGTTCTAAAGAGAGCAGTAGAAGATTATCAATTGTTAATTAGTGAACGTAGAAGCACGGGAGAGGCCAACCATCCTTCTGATTCTACATCAATTGACATTGATAGAATTTCTCATGTTATCACTAAACTTTGGATGGAAGGCAATAATGTAATGGGCATTATTGAAATCATTGAAACACTTCCTTGTGGTGCTAATGTAAAAAATTTGATTGATAAAAAAATCAAAATTGGTATTTCTTCAAGAGGTTTGGGCTCTGTTGAACAACGTGGTGACAATCTTATTGTTCAAGATTTCCAAATCATTTGTTGGGATATTGTAACTGATCCAAGTACCCCTGGTGCTTGGTTAAGTCGTATGGATGAAGCTTGCAAGCAACAAAAACTTTTATCTGAGTCTGTAAAGCAAGAAGCAATAAAAAAACCACACCTAAAACAATCAGATAGACTTAATACAATTGCTAATGATATTCTTTCTATAAAGGGAAAGAAATAAAACATGCAAGTCAAAGATTTAAAACTTGTAATCAAACATTTTGTAAAAGAATGTTTAGATGAGTTAGATTTGAAGTCTATTATTAAAGAAACAATACAAGAAATGCTTGTTGGGACTGTTGTTCCTTCTTCTTCTTCTTCAACGACTAGTGTTTCTGAAAACACACAAGCAAAAAAGCAAAGTTTGTTCGGTAAGATAAATGAACAGGCGGCAGCAGCATTGCCAACAAGATCAAATAACCCTTCTAAACCCTATGAAAATAATGCCAGTGATCATGAGTTGCAATCGGCAAGTTTCTTTGCTGAAAGCATGAAACATTCTCATGTAGGAAAACAGTTCGGTATAAAACCAAATGCATTAGAAGAAGCATTAAGACATACAGCTCAAACAACTTTACAAGAAGTCAAAAAGAATGGCAGTCCTATTTCAGCAATGGCTTCAAGACACGTTGGTGGAGACAGAGTTGCAATGCCATTAGAGGATATGTTTGAATCTGATGTTATGGATCGTTGGGCCAGTGTTGCAAGACTAGATGAACAAGAAGAAGTTTCCAAACCAAAATCACAAAACAAACAACAACAAAAACCATCTGCTAAACCTGTTGGAAAATCATCATTAAGACAACGCTATGAAATTGATTATAGTGATTATAGTAATGATGATGATGAATAATTCTAAATGTTTTCTATTTAGTGTCTGAATAACTATTAAAAAGGTTTTTGTTAATGCCAACACATCACTATATTACAACAACACAACCAGCAACCACACGAGCATTAGGTAGTTCTGATACTGCTTCAATGAAAGAGCAATATCAATCTTCTCCCGTTCAAAACGGATATGATGCCGCCGCAGTAAAAGCATTGTTTGAGAGTTATGTAATGGGACCAACAGTAAATGATGGTGGTCGTATATTCGGTGTTTTCCAGCGCCAATATCAAGGTGCTCCAAACTTAGCTGAAGTGAAAATTGGCGGTGGTGGTCTTCCTGGTGCGGTTGGAGGACCAAATCCGGCTTCTCCTTCAACTCCAGGTTCAATTAATGCATCAGATATTCCTGCTGTAACAATTCAACCATACGCTGGTTCACCATTCCCAGGTAACAAAACAACAAAACCAGGCAATTACCCAAGTGATACATCAAAAAGAATTGCTGGCCAAACTCTTGATAATCTTGTGTTCGGTAGATCATCCGATGATGATTTATAATTGTTAAAACATATATAAACTTTAGGAACTTTGTTTAATGTCATCAAATAACACATTAGAATCAGCAATCATCGAAGGCAAGCAACTTCGTGAAGCTGCCGAAGAAGCAGCGAAGAAAAAAATTTTAGAGGCATACGCACCTCATATCAAACAATTGATTGAGAATAAAATAGATGCTTGGGCAAACGGAGAAGATGTTTCTTTGTTTGAAGAAGACTCAACAAATCCTTTACCTCCAGTAGATGATTTGATGGCTCCACCAGTAACAGATGGAACAACAACAGATGCTCCTTTAGCACAGCCACCAACAACTCCAGTGCCATCAGATTTACCAGCACCTCTTCCAGTGGATTCAAAAACAACTGTTGGTGAAGAAGTACCTGTGACACCAGTTTCTTCTGATCCAGCAATGGGTGGAGAAACACAAGTCACGGTTACAGCAACTCCAACAGCAGATGGCAAACTAACTTTAAATCTAGATGATTTATTATCAAAAATTAAAGATCAGTTGAACTTAACAGTTGTTGCAGAACCAGCTCCAATGCCAGCAGAAACAAACTCTGTTGATGCTATGCCTGTTTCTGATCCAACTGTAACTCCTCCAGTGCCACCAGTTGTTGGACCAACACCAGAAGAACAACAAAATTTTACTGCTGCTGTTGAAAACAAACTTAATCTTATTTCAAAATTAATGAATGAATCATTAACAGAAGAAGAATATTCTTTGGTAATTGAAAAGTTGAAGAATATATATTCTATGGTTGACACCTCTTTGGTACCTTCTGAAGAGATAAAACAAAGTTTATCATTAAAAATGAACAAACTTTACGAAAACTTAAAAACAAGATATACTTACAAATCAAAAGGTAACAATACAATGGCCAAATCACTTGTTGATTTAATTTTTGAAAATGACGAAACAATGTCTTTAGATACACCTTCAAAAGACGAAACAACTGCTCCAACAGATAGCACAGAAGCAGAAACAGTATCAATGGATAATGGTGTCTCGGGTTCATCGAGTCCAGAAACATCGGAAACACACGTAGACGCAAAAGGTCTAGACATTGGTGTTGATGTAGACGGAGAAGGTGGAAATGATTTAACCATGCACATGGGTGCTGATGGTGATTTAGATATTGAAATTGATCCAGAACTTCTTCAAGTTTTGAGAGACATGGAAGCCGAAATGTCTGGTGATATGGGTGGATCATCTGAAGGTACAGAATCAGAAGGTTCTGATTTAGATGTCGGTGTGGTTGACGATTCAAGAGGCGACACACGCAAAGACCCATTAGCCGCAGAACAAGTTCCAGAAAAAATGATGCTTAATGCTGGCGAAGGCCACACACACAAAGACGATGAAGAAGCATCTGCTTGTAAAGAATGCAATTCTGCTTCAGAAGAAAATGTCTTTGAAGGTCTCAGTGATGATGTTGAATTAGAAATTGATGAAGCACAACTTATGGAAGCAATGAAAGCTGCCAAAGGTCTTGCTGGTCTTGCGAATGAAAAAGGCAAGAACACTACAGAATTTCCAAAAGGCGATGCAGTTGCCGACGGCAAATCAAAGAAAGATGGACTTGAAGGAAAACTCAAGAACGTAAAAGGACTTGCTGCTACAGACGGAAAAGTTGAAGATCACCAACCAAGTGATCCAAAGAATCCAACTCCAGTTGTTGGTTCAGGTAAACAAGAGGAAGTATCAAAAAATGTTGGTTCTAAAAAAGAACAAACTGATGCTAACAAAAAACTGGACGAGATGTTGAAAAGCGTCTCAGAACTAAGCCTATTAAATACGAAACTTCTCTATTCAAATAGGTTCTTGGCTCTCGAAGATTTGAGCAAAAAGCAAAAACAACAAATTGTTGAGCATCTTAATTCTGCCAAGACCCTCCAAGAAGCTAACGACGTATATAGCAAATTGAAAGCTGCTTATGACAAATCAAAAGCAGCAAAAGCAAAACCACCAGTTGTTACAACAGAAGGAAAAAGAGGTTCAGCCTCGAAACCAATGTCTGTTGTTACGGAACAAAAAGCTGCTCCATCAGCTAACAGTCCAACAATTGATCTAGAACGTCTTGCTATTTTGGCAGGTTTGGTAAAAAACTAAAGGCAAATTGAATTTGTCGGATATATATAACAATAACAAGGTTAATAATCTAAAAGGAATTAAGAGTTAATACTCGGGAAATAATATGAAACAATTTTCATTACACGATCTAACAAGCAACGTAACACAACGCGATCTTAAAAAAGAATCAGCGATGCTTGTAGAAAAATGGGACAAGACAGGTCTTCTAAAAGGTCTTGCCGGAATTAAACGCGATAACATGGCACGTTTGCTTGAAAACCAAGCAGCCGAATTGCTACGTGAATCAAATTCAATCACCACGGGTGGTGGTAACTTAACTTCCGCAGGAACACTTGCTGGTTTCTCAAACATTGCATTTCCAATCGTTCGTCGTGTATTCGGCGGATTGATCGCCAATGAAATTGTTTCAGTACAACCAATGAGTTTGCCATCAGGTCTAGTGTTTTATCTAGATTATACATACGGTACAAACGTTGGTGGAGTATCAGGTGATGGTACCTCAACATATACCAAGGGTCAATCACTTTACGGAAACCCAGCAGGTAAGCTTATTCAAACAAGCTCACTTGCAACAGGTGGTATGTATGATTTGATGGGCAAAGGATATTCCAAAGTTCAAAAATCAACCACAACTTTGTCAGGTTCAAGCGCTGACATTGGTGCATTCAATGGTGTTGCTGGCGCATGGTCAGCAGGTGCAACAGTTTCAACTGTAACACAATTCTCAGGCTCAAACGCCAAATGGGCGGGTTGGGACGAAGACTTAAAAGTAGCATTGTCTGATAACACTCTAGATTTTTGCTTTGTCATGCTTTCAGTAGCAGCACTTCAATCATCAATTTCTGGTATTGACTTAACAGAAGTTTCTGAAATTGCTCTTACACAATTCCCAACAACAAACGGCGCACAAGCTTGGGGACAAAATTTCCAAGGTGGTACAGGCGTACTCAATCTCCGTAGACTTAACCGTCGTGGTGATTGGAACGGCTCAGTCTTTACACCAAACGCACTTGGTGGATCACACGTTCTATTCGTAGTTCGTTTGTCAGACGGTGGTGCAGTTCCAGGCGTTGCAACAGCAACAATCCGTGGTTCAGCAGCTCTTGCCGACGTACTTTCAGTTGACAGCTCATCTGGTTCAACTTTGACACTTCCAGTGTTTGAATCCGATCTTGGAACACAACCTGCTCCAACCATTCCAGAAGTTGATATCAAAATTGAAGCAATTTCAATCACAGCACAAACACGTAAACTCCGTGCTCGCTGGACACCAGAAATGGCCCAAGACTTAAACGCATACCACTCAATGGACGTTGAAGTTGAATTGACACAAATCTTGTCAGAACAAATCACACTCGAAATTGATCGTGAAGTTCTAAATGATCTTCTAACATCAGCCAACGGTTCAGTATTGTACTGGTCAAAGATTCCAGGCAAAACCGTAGACATGCCATCAGGACAAGAAGTGAACCTAAGTTCATCACTCGGTTCAGGTCCATCATGGAGAGGCATCAATCGTGAATGGTACGAAACACTTGTTGAAACCATGATCAATTGCTCTAACCAAATCTACCGCAAAACACTCCGTGGTTCTGCAAACTTTGCTGTAACATCACCTGATGTATGCTCAATTCTAGAAGCAACACAAATCTGGAACTCAGAAGTTGATATGGACAAAAACGGTCAAGTGGGAACACCATTTACTGTTGGATGCCAAAAAGCAGGAACAGTCGCAGGACGTTTCACAGTCTACAAAGACCCATACTTCCCAAGAAACAAAATCCTTCTAGGATACAAAGGTGGTTCATATCTTGAATCAGGTTATATCTACGCACCATACGTGGGCGTAATGGTAACCCCAACAATCTTTGCTCCAGAAGATTTCACACCACGTAAAGGTATCATGACACGTTATGGTCGCAAGATTCTACGTTCAGACTTCTACGGTGTCGTTGTAGTCCTCGACTTGAACGTAACCTAATAAACCCCTCAGTTGGAAATAACTGAATAACGCTAAACGGAGAGCTTGTCTCTCCGTTTTTCATTTAAAGGCTTTACAGAGGCCGTATGTGATATTATAGTGAATTGTTCAAAAAGGTTACTTAACACACCTTAAAATCAATTTATGGAACAATCTTTAAAGCATCCGAAGAGAGATTACACAAATCTTCCTGAAATAAGATTCAATGTTTTTGAATTGATTTTGTCTACAGTAAATTCAAAAACAGAAGAGGGATGGTTTAAATACGTTTATTCTTATAAAGAAATTTATGTGAATATCACCAAAGGGAAACTTCATTCTATAAATGATGAACCCTCCGTTGTTCATTCAGACAATTCTGTTTTGGAATGGCATCACTATGGAGTATACCATAGAATTGGTGGCCCCGCAAGAATAACAAACTCTTCTATATCATTGTTTACAACAGGATTTATTTCTTTATCAAATTTGAAATTTGTAACAAAACGATATTATATCTATGGTGAAGAATACTCTTTGGAAGAGTATCAAAAACATCCTTTAATCATAGCTCACAATCTTTATTCAATTACACATTTATGAACAATATAAACAAAAACTATCCAGAAATAAAATTTGTTTTATATGCACATTTTCATAAATCATTGAATGGTTGGTTTTATATAGAAAATTATAATAATATTGGACTTGCTAATGTTTGTTTAAAACACGGAATGTTGCATAGTATAGATGATAAACCTTCTTTGATTATTAAACCTCAAAATAGAATATGGGGTGAAACCACGGCTTCTGTTAGAATGTATTGGTATGAAAATGGCAAACAACATCGTTTGGGAGGCCCAGCACGAATTGCTCTTTGTGGCGAGTCATATGCAATCCATGGAATCGGATATACGGAAGAATGTTATTGGAATCATCCAGAAGTTGCAAAATATAAACTGGAATTGTTGTTGAATTTAGATGAATAACCAATACTTACTGTTACAATGAACTTAGTAAAAAAATTTGTTGCAAACGTTCTAAAAGAACAATACAAAGAAACTTATCAAAAGGAAACTCCATCTAGAGAGACAATGCAATCTTTGGAGGGTAAGGTTTTTAAGTTTTATGGTGCTTATAATAGCGAAGATATTATAGAACCAATTCGTCAATTTAAGTTAAATGATTTAGTTTTTGATTGTAATGAAGAAGAAATAGATTATGAATATGACGTTCTAGCTGTATCAGAAATTTCAACGTATAATCCAGAAGTGTTTTCACAACAACCACTAGCATTAGTTAAGGTTTTGCATATGGTTCAGGGTGAATTTCATGGTTGGAATTTTGTTGATGTCCGAGATCAACATGTTTGGTTGAAAATTGGAACAAACATTGAGGATGGTTATTCGGCTTACAGTGTATTTGAATACACACCTAAACAACATGATGAAACGTTTCGTAATAATAAAAGTTTTTAGTCAGGAATAAAAAAGGCCACTCACTTGTGGCCTTATTATTATTGAGATTGTTTAGGTTGGTTTTGAATGGCTACTGGTGTTCTAGGAGCTGTTTGGGCCACACTAGCTGGAGAATTATTTGGTTCAGGTTGTCTTGGAGGTGCTTTTGGTCTTTGTTGATTTTGTAGTTGAGGATTAGCTCTATAGACCAATTGATAAATTACATTTTTCCAATTGTTGTTTGATTTACCATCAGGGGTGCTACCTGAATCTACTCCACGTATTTGATCTGCCAATGTATCTTGAGCAATCATTTTGGAAATTAATTTTACTAATGTGTCAGGACTTTTGATAGAAGCCAATCTTTTAGCAGCTCCAGCAATTAAGCCAATGATTTCTTTAGAAATGTTACCATAGTTTATTTTAAGTAAATCTTGATTTTCAACTTTTAATTCGTCTTCTTCGTTTACGTCATTGTTTGTGCTCATAAACTCTTGCATAAAATTATTTTTATACTGTTCAAGATTTTTTGGTACAAACGCCATAAACAACTGTCCTAATTTTGCTTGTAAAGCTGGACTAAATTGTTTTATTGTTGTTTCAGCGTCTAGTTCGAGTTTATATCCAAATAGTTTTTTGGTAAATTCAGCCAACCCTTTTTCCAAGAAGAAAAGTTTTGCCATGGTTTCAACGACGTGAAAGTCTGCTGTTTTTTCATCGCCTGTTTGTACCATTTGCATTGCTGAATTTATTTCACCTTCAAGCTTATCTGTATATGATTGTAAACCCAAAGAATTAGAAATATTTGACATTCTAACTCTTGGATTGTAAAACATATATTGCATAAATTCTTTATTAACTTTTTCTTGAAGTGATTGTTTTGCTATAACAGTTTTCAATACATCTTCAACAAGATAACTTAATTTTATTTTCATTTATTTATATTACTTCCAAATCAAACTTGTTGACTGTTTATGTGTGATTGATTATTGTTGTGGTTGTGCTGCTGGTTGCCCTGTTGGAGCAGCAGGAGGTGCTGTAAACTTGGCAAATGGATTATTAGACATCTCAGCCATTTTTGCTTCCATGTCAAGTTTTGCTCTATTTAGTTTTTTAATTTCTACTGCCATTTTTTGTTGGCCTTGAATGTCACCTTTTTGTGTTAAGTCCATCCATTGAGTCGTAAAAGCAGAAATTTGTTGTACAATCTTAGCATATTGTTGCATAAGATTTGGTGGTGTTGGAGGTGGTGTTGCTTCTGCAAGCATTTTTGCCTTTTCTTCCTTTACTAATTTTACAGATTCTTTAATAAGTTTTTTTAGTTCGCCTACAGTAATTTTTATTTTATTGCTCATGGGTTTGATCATTAAATATTCAACTTAAACTATATTAAAATGTTTATTACTCTTGACTATAACAATTTCATGATTACAATAAGGATATGCCTATCATACCAGTACAAAAAGCAGAAACAACTGATTTAACCAACGATAGAAAGAATTTAGATATGTCAAAGAATAACAAATCAAGTTTTTTTAATGATTCATTCGACAAAATGTTTAATGATTGGAATTCAACATTTGATAGAAATAGTTTTATCTACGAACCTTTCACCACGAAAGGATTATGGTACAATGAAAGAAATACAAAAAATCAATGGAAGGTTGTTTCTAGCGAAAACAACCAGCTTGTTTTGGAATTAGATGTTCCAGGGTTTTCTAAATCAAACCTAAGTTTGGAATTAAAAAATGGATTACTCACTGCAAGTGGTCAAACATCAAATAGATCATTAACTGTTTCAACATCATTGTCTGTACGCAGTCCTAAATTAAAACGTGCCGTATGTGAAAATGGAATTTTAACTGTGATTGTAGAAGGACAACTAGACGAAACACAAAAAATAGAAATAGAATAATAAAAAAATATTTTCTAGAATTAAAGGACCATATAATAATATTATATGGTCCTTTGTATTTAAACATTGTTATGGCTACATTTGTAACAACAATTAATCCTACAGCATTCGGTTTTTTTGATTCCGACACTGTGTTTCAACAGGATGCTGATTCTGTTGTTATGTATGTTAAACGTTTTTTGGGCGATGAAATTCTTTCTGTTGAGTTAACTAAAAAACAAATTTGGACTGCTTTTGAACAAGCAGTCTTAAAATATAATCAACTTCTTGCTGAATGGAGTTTAGTTAGTAATCTTTCCAATGTTATGGGAATGACTACTGGTTCTTCTAATACCACTCTAAACATTACAGAAATGTATATTAAACCTACTTTAAACTATCTTATTCGCCAAGCAGAGCCTTATGCAGAAGAAGTTGGTATTGGTGGAAACTATGACAACATTTCTGGTTCTATTGATCTTATTCCTGGCGTTCAGGATTATAACATTTACACTTCCCTAAAAGATGAACAAGGAAATATATTAGCTAATTTATATCCTTCAGGATCATCAGGCAAGTTAAAAATTTTTGAAGTGTTTCATGATTTTCCGCCTATCCCTGTATGGAATTCTAATGTAAGTGACAACTATCTTGTTGGAAATGGTGGTTGGGGAAATGATTTTGGCAATGTTGGTGGTCTAGAAGCTTCATATGCTACAGATGGCACAAGATTTTATGTTCTTCCTGTATTTGAAGATGTTTTGAGAGCCAATGAGTTGCAAACGGCACAAAGAGTGAGACGTTCACATTGGTCTTATAGAATCACAGGAAGAAACATTAGAATATTTCCTGTGCCACAGTATTCCATGTCGGGATCACAATACCTAAAACTGTGGATGAGAGTGGGATATGTTCATAATACACTTGATTATCTTTCTGGTGGATTTGGTCCTTATGGTTCAATGACTTATCGAGATGATTCAATTTATGGAGTTTCTAATCCTGGCAATGCGCCTTTTGGCAACTTATCATACAACAAAATCAATTCACCTGGAAAATCATGGATTTATGATTACACTTTGGCGTTGTGTAAAGAAATGTTAGGTTTGGTTAGAAACAAATATGAAACTATTCCTATTCCTGGCTCAGAAGTAAGATTGAATGGTGCTGATCTTATTTCGCAAGGAAGAGAAGACAAAGCAAAACTTATTGATGATTTAAGAGCTTTGTTTGATAAACTTACAGCAGATAAGTTATTGGAAATGGATGCCAATAAATCTAAGTTGTTAAATGATCAACTTGCCAAAATTCCATTGCCACCAAAAGCACTCTTGACACTTTATTAATAACGAAACAAGAATAATAACATGCCACTTAAATCAGGAAAACTTTCCGCAGCGGAAAAACAAAAAAAGTATGGTTTCATCAAAGGGCAACCATCATCTGTTATACCAAAAGAACTAGAAAATGATCCTGTTTTTTTTACAAAAAACATTGTGAATTTTTATCTTCAGCTAAAAGAAAAAGGTATGCTAGGAGTTGCTTCTAGGATGATATGGATCATGAAAGATTTAATTTCAGGTGGCATGTCACAAAATCCTAAATCTGTTTTACTTGTAGGATCAGGTAATGTTGGAGGTGAAAATCCAATAGGGTTAGACTGGCATTTGACATATTCTTTCACACTTGAAAAATTTATTTTTTCAATGGAAAAAAGTAATGAAAGCATTCCACTATTAACAGAAATTTTGCGTATAGATGAAGAGTTGTTGGATAAATTTATCAATAAAAGAACTGGCCAATACTACATTCCCATTGGCAATCCACAAGCAACAGCAGAATTCATTAAACGTGTAGAAACTTCTGTAAAAAAATATCATAAACAAAATTTCAAAGTTACAAGAACTCACATTGATAATCAAGTTGAAGATGCTTTGCAAAAACTAAATGTAAAGTCTATGGCTTTGCAATCGGGTAACATGAATGAAAATTTTTGGAGAGTAACATTTGATGATGATTCTATTGTTCCATTAAACATAAAGACTTTGTGGTTGCCAACCGTAAACATGTTAAATTTAACATTTTTTCCTAATGTTACTGGAAAGTATATGGATAAATTTAATAAACTGTTCACTCAACAAGATAGAATATTGGCATTGCCCTTGAATAAAGTAGGCAAATATATCACATGGTTTGTCAATGCTTATGAAAACTCCATAAAAGAACTAAACCAGCCTGAAGAACAAATAAAAACTGAGGAATCAATAAAGAAGTTTATCAAATCAATATTTTTAATAGAACAATCAACTGGAATAGCTGAAGATAAACTAGAAAAATTCAAAGATAAGTTTCTTGCTTTAGTTGCTGATGACTCAGATAAGAAAGCACGAATCATTAAAGAACTAGAACAACTTCGTGATGGAACTGTAAAGCCAGGATCGAAACTTGAGGCCGCAAAAAACAAACAATACTCAATGTGGTCCTCGGAAAACTTTCAAGCTATTATTGATCATTTAAACACAAGAGCATTGCCAGAAGAAGCGACAGATACTATTGCAGAAATCATTCTAGACTTAGCAATGATGCATCCAGATTCAGCTTCCACCAAAGCATTGTTTCACGCATTAGAAACAAAAGATTTTTCTTCTCAATCAGAAATTTACAAAGTTATTGTTCAGAACATGCCTCCCGAGTGGAAAAAAGATGATTATATAGATGTAGTAAGAAAACTAGTTCAAAAATCAGAACAAGAAGATTAAATAAAGAAGGCCACATGAATGTGGCCTTTCTTGTTTATATACTAAACATTATTCATCATAGAACGATGACTCTTCATTTTCATAAGGTGTTGCACCTTGTGGAGAAACAACTCTTGGCTGCCCAATACGCTCAATTTTGCCATTGTCTTGGAGTTCACGAACGTCACCAGTAACCTTGCCATTGAGCTCTTTGACACCTTGTTGTTGTTGGAATACATGTTGGACGCCATCATCTTCAATCCATGGCCCCATTCCTTGTTGTGTTGGTGGCGCCAACGGAATAGAAACAGTAGATTTTCTAGAAATTTTACCCGTAATCTTGAAATCATTATCATATTCAGTTTGACCATGAATAGAATTCATAGCAAAAAATGAAACAACTTCATATACAATATCTCCATAAGAGAAGAAATCACCTTCAGCTAAAAAGATTTTTTTATCAAGAAGGTCTTTCGCCTGCACCCACAGTTCAATAGTGTTTTCATAATCGCCACCAAATCTGTTTGTCTTGGTTTCCCAAGTGTCATTTGCAACCATTGCATCTAGTTCAATAGCATTCTCAAATATCTTTTCAGGTGCTTCATTATAGATGTCATCAAGTTTTGTTTTAATAGAAACAGGAAAATAATATATTTTCTGTCCTACAACGTCTTTCATAATTTCTTTTCCAATATCACG